GTCATCGTCTGCGGTCGTGAGTTCATGAACTCCCTGCAGGAATCCTCCTTCGCAGAGGTCAAGGCTGCGATTGAGTCTGAGGACTGGCTGGCGGCTCATTACGAGATCGGTGAGAAATACATCCGCACGAAGGATAAGCGGATTGAGTTCGTGTTTATCGGCCTCCGCCACAACCTCGACAGCATCAAGTCCAAAGCCCGCATTCATCTGATCTGGGTGGATGAGGCAGAGCCGGTTAGCGAGACTGCATGGCAGAAGGTCACGCCGACTGTTCGAGAGACGGATTCGGAAATCTGGGTGACGTGGAACCCGGAGCGAAAGAACAGCGCGACACACAAGCGGTTTAGGGAAAACCCTCCGCACAGATCCAAGATTGTCGAGATCAACTACATCGACAATCCGTGGTTTCCTCACGTTCTTGAGGAAGAGCGCCGCAACGATCTGGAGAAGCGGCCGGACCAATACGCCCACATCTGGGAAGGCGACTTCGTTACCGTTATCGAGGGTGCTTACTTCGCTCAAGCCCTCTCGATCGCCAGGGCAGAGAACCGCATCGGCAAGGTAGCGCGTGATCCTGTCGCTCAGGTGCGGGCGTTCTGGGACATCGGCGTAAGGGATGCCTGCGCCATCTGGATTGCTCAGTTCGTTGATCGTGAAATCAGGGTTATCGATCACTACGAGGCTGTAGGCCAGCCCCTCGCGGCGCATCTCGAATGGCTGCGGGAAAACAAGTACGGCAACGCTCTTTGTGTTCTGCCCCACGACGGGGCGCACATGGATGCAGTAACGGCTATCCGGTTCGAGGATCATATCGCGGCTGCTGGCTTCGAGGTTGAGACCGTCCCTAACCAGGGCAAGGGCGCTGCTGCCAAGCGTATCGAGGCGGCAAGGCGTCTATTCCCGTCGATATGGTTCGATGCCGAAAAGTGCGAGGGCGGGATTGATGCTCTCGGCTGGTATCATGAGAAGCGCGATGATGAGCGCGGCATCGGTCTCGGACCTGAACATGACTGGGCATCACACTCGGCTGACGCTTTCGGCCTGATGTGCATCGCCTATGAAAAGCCTCGCACGCCAGAGGTTCGCAAGCGTTACTCCGACCGCTTCTCAAGCGGTTCATCTGCCTGGGCATCGTAAGGACATCACATGGACATTGATGAACTGAACGGCCCTGCGGAAGCGGAGGCTGCAGATAACCCGCGCAAGGACTATGGCGAACTCTGCTTGCGTCTCAAGGGCTGGTACAAGCGCGATATCGTCCGTGTCCAGAAATGGCGTGAGGAGGCAAAGGAGAGCTTCCAGTTCTTCGCGGGCGAGCAATGGTCCGATGAGGACAAGCGCACCCTTGCCGACAAGAACCGCGTTCCCGTGGTCTTCAACCGCATTGCGCCTCTAGTCAATGCCGTCGTCGGCTCGGAGATCAACAACCGCCGCGAGGTGCAGTATATCCCGCGTGAGTTGGGAGACGCGCAGGCGAACGAGATACTGACTGCCGCTGGTGAGTGGTTCCGCGATCAGACCGGCGCAGAGGATGAAGAGTCCGATGCCTTCGAAGATGCTGTTGTCGCCGGCATGGGCTGGGTCGACACGCGGCTTGACTTCGAAGATGACCCGGATGGCGCACCGAAGGTCGAGCGCATCGATCCATTCGAGATGGTCTGGGACATTAATGCCTGCAAGCCGAACCTGCAGGATGCAGAGCGCATGTTCCGCGTCAAGGAATTTCCGTGGGCCGAAGCGCAGCAGCTTTTCCCCGGCGTTCCCCGTGAACTGCTCAACGCCACATGGGCGCGGTCTGGTAACGAGAATGCAGAGCCGCATGACCAGGACGCAGCCGACAACTACGACGGCACGCAGAACGACCACGTTGGCGACGGTGCGCTTTCAAAGAACTGCCTGATCGTAGAGGCGCGCTGGTTTGAGCGTGAGCCTTTCTATCGTGGCCCTGATCTGCAGACTGGAGAGGTTCGCGAATACACGGAAGAGCAGGTCAAGCTCATCCGCCAGTCAATTCCGAAGTTCCCGGCCGTCAAACAGACCCGCAAGGTTGTCCGTCGCGCATTCATCGGCAAGGATATCCTGGGTGAGCCTGACAAGCCGCTCGTGCCTGCTGGCCTGTTTGGGTGGGAATGTATCACCGGCTACCGTGACAAGGTAGAGGGCCAGTTCTACGGCATCGTGAGGGGAGCCAAGGACCCGCAGCGCTGGACGAACAAGTCCTTCTCGCAGGTCATGTTCCTGCTCAACAGCCAGGCCAAGGGCGGGATTGCTGCAGAGCGTGATGCTTTCGAAGATCCGCGTCAGGCAGAGGCCTCATGGGCCAAGTCCGACGAGATCACATGGATGGCGAAGAACGCGCTGTCCGGCCAGAATCCGAAGATCATGCCGAAGGCGCCCGCGCAGTTCCCTGCCGGCTTCTTCACGCTGTTCCAGGAGAGCAAGGACGAGATATCGCAGGTGACGGGCCTGTCGCCTGAGTTCATCGGCACTCGTGAGGTTGACCAGGCCGGCGTTCTCGAGATGCAGCGCCGCCAGTCGTCGCTTAATCTGCTGGCTTCACTGTTCAATGCCCTTCGTCGCTATCGCAAGCGTCAGGGCAAGGTGATGCTCTACCTCATCCAGAACCATCTCTCTGACGGGCGCATGGTTCGCATTGTGGGGGATGACCGCAAGCAGTACGTCCAGCTCACGAAGGAATCTGTCGCGAATATCACCTACGACATCATTGTGGACGACGCGCCGACCTCTCCGAACGAGAAGGAACGTATCTGGGGCATTCTCATCCAGCTTATGCCGATCGTGAAGGAAATGATCACGCCGGATGTTGCGCTTGATCTGCTCCGCTATTCGCCGCTCCCGGCCTCGATGGTGGACAAGCTGATGCAGAAGGCCCAGCAGGCGCAAGCAGAGGCCCAGCAACAGCCATCTCCAGAACAGATGGAGATGCAGGCCCGTGCCGCTGAGTTCGAAATGGACATGGCCGGCAAGCAGGCTGACCTGCAGATGAAGCAGCAGGAATCGGAATTGAGCCTTCAGGAGAAGGTGCTGGATTTTCTGCTCAAGCAGCGTGAGGCCGAAATGAAGATGGTAGGCCAGCAGGCGCAACTGAACACGACGCTGGCGACGGCGCAGGTTAAGTCGCAGATAGCCCGCCAAAACGCCAACGCTAGACAGACAAGCGCTGCCAAGTAATTCCAGCTATTCCGGCTGGCTTCGCCCGCTAGAGCGCATCTAGCTTCGTAGGCGCACGTAACGCGCAAATCAGGTGTTAAATGACCGAACAGACCAGCACCGCCGAACTCACGGCGGAGGAAAGCGCATACTTCGAATCCGGTGGCGAGGCCACCATCCCAAGCCCCGAGATTGCACCAGCGCCGGAAGGCGAGGGCGCACCAACGGGTGAACAGCAGACAGACCAGCCCCAGGCCGCTGAACGCGACGAGAAAGGCCGCTTCGTTCCTCATCAGGCACTCCATGCTGAACGGGAGGAGCACAAGAAGACCAAGGCGGAACTGGAGGAGATCCGGCGCAATCAGGCGGTTCTCAATGACCGCTGGAATACGCTGCTCCAGCTTCGCCAACAGCAGGACCAACCGCAGGAGCAGACGCCTCCAAACCCGGAGGAAGACATCTTCGGCTATGCCAAGTGGCAGGCTGAGAAACTGAAGGCTCTTGAGGAAAAGCTGACCAGTCAGGAAACCCAGACTCGCCAGCAGCAGGAAGTTGCCCAGCAGGAGCAGGCGATCTGGAACGAATGGAGTCAGGCTGCAACGAGCTACGCGGCGGAAAAGCCTGAGTTCGGTGACGCTGTCAAATGGCTCTCCGAGTTTCGAGGCAAGCAATTGCAGGCCATGTCGCTGATCGATGAACGATTTGCGTCCCCGGCCGGCATTAACGAGCAGATCAACGCAGAGCTTCGCGCCATCGTTATTGCCGCCAAGCAAAAGGGCGTGAGTCCTGCTCAGGTGGTGCATCAGTTAGCGGAAAGCTACGGGTTCAAGGCCAAGGCGCCCGACCCGAACAACGTTACGCTCCCGGACAGTCTGGCGCGTGTTGCCAGCGCGCAGGAAGCCGCAAAGACAGTCGGGCAGGTTCCCGGCCGTTCTGGTGGTGATGCTCTGACACCGGAAGCAATCGCGGCCATGCCGCCCGCAGAGTTCGAGCGCTGGGCAAGCGATCCGAAGAACGCACGTCTCTTGGATCAGATGCTCGGCGCTTGATGGAATG